GCAGCTGTTTTGTAAAAGGAAACAAAATTGATAATCACTTTCAATTTATAATGGAAACTTTGATTTTTAAACGTATTATACTTCACAATGGTAATACATGGTTTTTATCTAAAGGAATTCCGTCTGGTCATTCATGGACGGCTTTTATAAATTCAATGGTTAATTGGATTTTGTGGACCTCAACAATACATAAATGTCCACATCTGCCAAAAGGGGTTCGTAAAGATTATGAACTTCAAATACAAGGGGATGATGTTAAAATATATTCTAATGAGTTTATCTCAGAAGAAATATTAGCAAAGATGCTGCAATGGATGCTGCAGAATTTTAACTATAAAGGTGTTATGACCGAGTGCAATCCAAGCATAAATAGTAGAAGCAGCTTAGAAAGTAAAAGCTCCTTTTTAAAGAGAGTTGTAACAGAGGAGGGTTTTCTTGATACGAAGACCACTGATGTTTTTGAAAAACTATTAATGGGTCCTGAGTACAGTAAACTTCGTAATATTAGGTTTACTTATCTTATGCGAAGGCTTAATGATTTAGCCATTTTTGATGATGAAAATCGAAAAAGAGTTGCGATGCTTGTAGCTTTATCAAAGTTGTTGATGAAATATACTGAGAGAGAGTTTCAGCAGCTGTTTGAGGTTTTATTCAGAATGACTGACGGTTTTACAAAGGGAACAAGCTTAACATGGCAGATAACTTTACGTATCACTAATATATCAGAAAATGCGTTATTGAAAGAAACAGCGAGTATCTATGCTTACATTGACAAAAAGTATCATGATACTTACAACACTTACAAGTCCGACGCGCGTTATGTTGATTATTGGACTGAGCGTAAAGAAAGTGTTACGGTGAAAGATGCGTTAAGGAACTTTAATGATTTCTTAGCGTTTCCAAATCATAACATAATGTACAGAATGCACGGCGACGCCCGTCCAAGTCGTTTTAGACGTAAAAGAAGAGTCTAGTGTGTGTGCAGTAACAAGAAGGTTACGAAAGAATGGGTTTAGCTTAATGCCCTATTTAGAATCTTTCGTGTCTTGCTCCTTTCAGAGTAATCTTGCTTGCTGAACAACCTTTTATGTGGAAATAAGAGGAGCAGTATTGTCAAGTGGGAGAATCATCTTAGTCAGGGCGTCCGCTATTTAGCATGGCCGCCATGCCTATGCATACGTATATGTGGTTTTTATGAACGGAAAAATAAAAACAACTTGTGTGAAGCTTAGCGGAATAGCGCTGTACTATTCTGCTAAGGCGCACTTCTCTTCTTCTATAGACTTGTCTAAAGAAGAGAAATTAACACCCAAAACAGCACACTTTTCCCCCATTACTATAGGGAAAGCAGAAAGCGAAATTGCCATTTTGTTAGATGAACTAGCACCTGGGATTTTGGACACAAAAACATCTGTATTACAGGAGTCAATACCTGAAGAGGTGTTTACTAAATTATCTCGCTCGGACGTTAAGTTCAGTGATAAGATAAGTTTAGTTAAAGCTTACCTGAAGCAACCTAACAAGTCGCGGATGGTAGCTAAAATGCCAACTCTAGAGTCTGGCGCGGTTAGGTATTCCCCAGAACACTTTAAGGCTTTAGAATTGGTATACATGTTACGATGTGTAGTTGCTGTCTTTCCAAACACACTAGCATTGGTACAAGACGTTTTAGTAGAATTGTTTAAGGAGGGACGCGAAGTTGACTATTCTTTAATGAGGGAAGCTACTGACCTCTTTACAAAACTTCGTGGCTTAGACGCTGCTATTTCAGCTTTGGCTTCGGCCGCAAGCAAGGTATTTTACACTGTAGATGCCCTGGCTTTTGATGACTTTGCTGTGAGTCTGACTGCTGCTGAATGGGAAATCATTATGCAATCGATGGACAATATAAGACTAGAGTTCGCTAAGAAGGTTCAGGAAAAGTCTACGCGTGAATATCATTTTACTACAAGTAAAAAACAAAAGCTTAAGGACAAGTCCGAGCTTGACTCTGAAATTCAGTCAGCGAGGCATCCTTTAGATCAAATTCAACGTCTGTCTATAGATGATTTACATCAGTCTACGCAGATGGCTATTGTAACAAGTTTGAAGTTAACAGACACTTCAAAGAAAATAAAGTATGATCGCAAGAGCATGCTGGCTAAGGTAAAAGCCAAGATACTAGACGCGTACCGCATAGATCCAACACTTGATATAAAAAAGTACGCACTAGAAACAAACATCTCTTTTTAAGTAAGATTAGGGGTGTTTTAAGAATCGAACCTGCGTTTCTTAAAAAGAGTTCAGCGAGAGCCAGAAGTCAATCTGTTGTTTATAAGAAGGCAAGACAAGCTTTGGTGACTCAAAAGCTCTTTTCATTAAACAAAAGGATTAAGAAAGCGGTTCTTAGGACTAAGGAAGGGTACCACGATCCTGCCTTCCATATGAATTTGTCACGAGGCTATTCAACTGTTAGTCCTACAATCAGCGCGCACGCGCATGAACTTTCGCAATTTGGCCCTTTTTATGAGGAATCAAGTTATGCTATGTATTTAAGGTGGAGGCCGTTTAATTATTGGAAAGGTAGGAGTGTTGTCTTTCCTTTTTCCTATTTCAATTCAATTATGTGGTTTTTAGGGCTCATACCTAAGTTGGTTCGTGAGAAAATAGGTGATTTACAGAGTATGTATTGCGCACTACCGTCGTATATTGGTAGTTTTCCTGTATTAAGTTCATTTTCTACAAACTTTCCTGACTTTAAAGGTAGTATTGACCCAAAGTTGTTAGAAGTTGATGATCAACTTTATCGACTGAGACTTCCAACAAATGTTATGATGCCTACGGCCAGGGAAATCTATAACGCAAAAGTAACCCTTGAAACACATCCTGGGGTTGTCACAAGGAAATACGCATTCGCTGTTGCAAGGAAGCGGTTTTCGGTTCTTAGAAGAATCAAAAAGAAACATGTCTTGCACTATGCTGTACATAGCGTCTTGCAAGCGTGGGAAGACATATCGAGAGGTAAGTTTAGAAACACATCTGGTGTTTACTGTGTAGGTTCACGAGAGAAAATCAGTCTCGTGCAGCCAGGTGAAATTTTGAAGACACGTCCATTATTTATTCCAGAAACTACTGATATACTTCACGGTAGTACATGGCTTGAATACTTTAAAAGTTACTGGAGTAAGGAAGGGCTGTTCAAAAGTGAAATATGGTTAGGACATTCGGATACAAAAATGCGTTATTTTAGAAGGCTAGTGCCAGAAACAAAATTTAAGTATTCGTATGATTTTGACGGAAAAGAGTGGGACTCGTCTGTGGTTCCCGCAATTATCGTTAAAGCTTTTAATATATTTCGCAGCTGTTTTGTAAAAGGAAACAAAATTGATAATCACTTTCAATTTATAATGGAAACTTTGATTTTTAAACGTATTATACTTCACAATGGTAATACATGGTTTTTATCTAAAGGAATTCCGT